AAGATATTGAATAAGAATCCAATACCTTTTATGGGATAAAAAAATACAACTCTTTTTTGAGTTGCTAAAATATATTTGAATATAAAATTATTACAATAACTTGAGATAAACTTTTATTTTGTGCAATGTTATAAGTAGAAGAATATGGAGATATTTAATCCCCTCTCTCTTAAAATATTTGAATATCGTTATTATATTAATCAATTCAAAAATACTTTTCAACTCCAGTATTTTTTGGTATTGAAATTTCTTAATACTATTATTATCATAATCATAAAAATTTGTCAATAAGTTTTATGAAACTTTTTTAATTCCATCTAAATTTGTAATTTTGTTTGCAGATTTGGATTTTGAAAACTGATTTAAAATTTGATGGTAAGTATCTGTAACTAATGAAATCTTTAGCTCGTCTTCCCTACTTGTATATTTTTTATTTCTATCGTATAAGAAATTTGCTGAGTAACAATAGTATTCTAAACTTTTCAAAACAATTTCGCATTGACAATCTAGTAATTCAATTTTATTATTTCTAATTGTGTCTAAATTTAATTTCATTTACTCCCCTCCTTTTATGCGACTTTCACAAAATTATTAAGAGGATTCTTGTTTATAGCTTCTTTAGCCAAATTATTATATGTATGAGTATAAATTTCTGTTGACAAAATCGTGGAGTGACCTAGAATTTCTTTGAGTAATAAAATATCTCTGTTATTGTATTCAAAGTATATTGTTGCAGCAGTATGCCTTAACGTATGAACTGTATAATTTTTGTTTTCTAATCCCATTAGTTTATATGCTTTCTTACAAATGCTTTCAATTGAACCTTTACTTATGCGTTTGTTTTGATTACTTAAAAAAAGAAAATCTACTTTACAATTTGCATTGTTCCTAATACTTAAATATTTTAGTAATTGATGTTTGCAATGTTCTGAAAAATATACAACTCTTTCTTTATTTCCCTTACAAACAATATTAATGCTTTTCTTTTCCAAATTAATATCTTGCAATTTTATGTTTATCAATTCATTAAGTCTTATTCCTGTTGTAAGAAACAATGTAATTATAGTATTATTTCTAATATAGTAAATACAATTTCTTTTATTAAAGATATTTTGTATAGTCTTTGCTTCTTGAAGTGAAAGATATTTTGGAAGTCTAACTATTGATTGAATTGCAGGAATATCAGTAGTAGGATTTTCTTTCTTAATTCCTGGAACATTTATATAGATCCATCTAAAAAAAGTTTTTATTGCTGCAATTTTTCTTTTTCTTGTAATAGAACAATTACTTTTATAATAATTCAAGTAAACTAAATATGCAATTATATCACTCTTTGTTATTTGAAATATTGTAAAAATCGTAATTTCTGAAAATGAGATTTGAATATTTTTATATTTTAAAATAAACTTAAAAAATATACTCAAATCATTCTCATAGCCTTTTATAGTTCCAATAGAATAATTTTTCATATTTCGTAAATACTCTAAAAAATCATTTAAAATCGCTGGATTTTCCTCATAATTAATAGTGTTTCTCATATTATCTCCTCCTTTCTTCTTTATGTTAACTATTTCATTATAAACTATTTTATGTAAATTGTCAAATTTTTAATATTTTTTATTGACAATATATTAATAATTTTGTAAAATTATAAAAAAGAGTTAGGAGATTTAATATGAATACAACAGATAATATTGTAATTTTAAAAGATAAATTAGGAATAGCTTTTATTTCCTTGATAATTGCTTGGCTGTTTTGTAATTATTTAGTTAAAAAATTTTTAAAGGAATATGATGAAATCAATACTTTAATCGAAACAACAGTAAAAACTAGAAAAACAATTTTCTTTAATTTTATTATTTTATTAATAACAAGTATTATTCAAATAAGAATTATAACATGGATAGCTTTAATGTATTATGCTGGTATATCTATTCTAATGTTTTGTTCGTTATTTTTATCACTATTAGAAATCTTTATGCCTGATACAGATAATAGATTTAATAAAGAACTATGGCGTTTGTTTGGAGTAAATACACTTAACTTACTAATGAGTTTTTTAATAGCTTATATATTGGCTAATGTTATATATCAAGTAATTTAATATTTGAATAATAATTAAAAGAGGGTTTCCCCTCTTTTTTTAATTCTTGAATTTTACCCATTCTGTTCCATTACCATAGTATGTTGGTATATCTGTTATTATTCCTTCTTCTGTTGTATAAAACCAAGCATCTGCAAAAGCATATAGCATTGGAGATGAAAACAAATTATCGTTATATAATTCTATTCCATAACCTGATTGATAGTATCTTCCTTGTGCTAAAACAAGAGAGTTGTTTTCATAAATTGAACTTTCAAGGGCATATACTCTCATAGCTGAACTATTCGGATAACTACCCAATAAGTAAATATTTGTACCTACATCAATAGCACAACCTTTATAGAAATAAATAGGCAAGCTTATTTGAGTATATTGTTTGGTTAATATATTGTATTTATAACCTGTATATTCATAACTACTTTTTGAACTTCCAAATAAGTATATATCTGTACCAATTGCTACCGCTGAGCCATATGCAAATGGATAAGGTATGCCTGTTAAGTAAGTATATTTATCATCTAAAATACTATATTTTCGAACATATTTTTCATAGCCTGAGCTACCACTACCCAACAAATATATATCATTACCAATTGCAACTGCTGAGCCACCATAAAAGGTATAAGGTATATTTGCTAGTTGAGAGTATGTGTCTGTTAAAGTATCATATTTATAAGCATATTTGTAATAAGAATTATTATTACTACCAAATAGATATACATTTGTACCAACTGCAACAGCTGAACCCTCATTAAAACTATATGGAATGTTGGTTAATTGAGTATATGTATTTGTTAAAGTATTATATTTATAAGCAATATTAGAAGTGCTACTACTATTACCTCCAAATAAAAATATATCTGTATCAATAGCAACTATAGAACCAGCTATAAAGTCATAAGGAATATTAGCTAATTGAGTATATGTATTCAATAGAGTGTCATATTTATAACAATATTTAGTGGAAGATGAACCACCGAACAAATATATATCTGTACCAATTGCTACCGCTGAGCCGCTTATAAAAAAATAAGGTATTTTTCTATAACTTCCATCAGGTTTCCATTCTCCTGCAATAAAAACATCATCATCTCCGTAAATATGTTCCAACTCTTTATTTGTCTGCAACCATATTCCTTTTTTGGTAGTAGGTTCATTTTCTTGTACAAAAATATTAGGAACAGAAGAGCCTTCTCCTCCACTTTTTCCATTATTTATAAATCTAATTCTCATACTACTCTTCCCCCTTTATAACATATTGCACTTTTGTATCTGCTTCTGTTGCAGATAATCCAACAATACTTACAGATTTATTGATTGGTAAATCTAAAGCTACATTAGGAGCTATTACATAATTTGTTTCATCAGTTGATATAGTTACATTAGCTGTTTCAGAATAATTCGCAATTGATATCTCTGTAATTTTTTTTGCTACTCCAATGGTTTGTTCTTCTAATCCTATATTCATTACTCCTGCATATAAAGTAGTTTCTTTTGATTCAGTTATTACTTTTGCTCCTTCGTCTTCTGAGCTACCTCCAATTTTTACAAAGACTTCTCCATTCTGTGAAACTTTTACTCCCTTTAAATTTCCATTTTCATCAAATCCTTGTAACATAAATCATTCCTCCTTATAATTAATATTAGTAGCAATGAAGGAAGTAAATTATATTATTTCTTTTTGCAATAGTCTAAACATATCCAACCTGATGCAGTTAATCCCCAATTGCTATTCACTTTAGTAACTGTACAAACAACACCTTTTAAATATCCATTAGCTTTTTCATTTCCTAGTTTTTTATTCTGTAACCTTGCATTAGCTGTAAGTTGTTTATATGTTTTAATTTTTGCTTTAGTTGATGGTTCTGTTCTTACATTCAATATACTATCCTTTTTAACATTTACAATATATGTACCTGTAAAATATTTTGTTTCTTCTTTGATTGCTGGATTTATTATACATCCTCTGAATTTATAAGTACTACCTGCTCCCCATCTTCCATTAGAGTTTTTTCTTGTTACATTATAAAATGCTCTGCCTCCATAAGAACTTTCACTTGTATAGATTTGATTATCATTGTCAATTCTTTCTACTACTGCTACGTGTCCTACTCCATCATTGCCACTTAATGAACCTTTTTGCCATACCATTATTCCACCTAATACAGGCTTATTACTTATTTTTAGTCCTATGCTTTTAGCTCTTTCTATAAAGTTTTCTGCATTGCAATTAAGTTCTGGATATTTCATTTTGCCTATGATTTCATTGAAACGCCCACACGCATATCCTACACAGTTTGAAAGTACATTTGCTTTTGGATCAGTTGGCTTTCCTTTTATACAAGTTGAATATCCGCCGTTAGCTTTTCGTATATAGAATTTATTATCAGATGGTTTAGTTGTTCTAATCTTCATTTTCAACAACTCCTTCCTCAATTAATTCTTCTTGTGTATCGAAATTAATATTAGTTTGTACTTGTTCTTTATAAAAATTATCATTTGCTATCTTTACAACTCCTGCTATTAAAGCATTTAAAGCATTTAATGATAATCCTATTTCTACTGCATAAGGTATATTCCATATCTTCATTATCGCTGTAATAAAAGTAATTACTAATGGAAGTGTTAAAGCAATTCTTTTTAAAGTATCATATAATTTATTACTCATAAACAATTCCTCCTTTATACATGAGATTTTTTCATTAAATAGTTTTCTATTTCTGAGATGCTGTTGCTTACTGCTCCATCACAACCTTGTTCTTGAAGTCCTTTTAAACAAGCTAATAATCCTTGCAACATGATTATCCTTTCTTCTTTATCATCTTGCATCTCACTTTTGAGCCAACCTACTTCTGATTTTAATTCTTCAATATCTTTTGTATTCTTTGCAATTTTATCGGTAGTCTTTTTCTTAACAAAATTGTATATTCCTATGAAAAAACCTACAATTACAGATATAGAAGTTATAATGCTTACAACTGCTCCTATGGCTTGTCCTAAAGTAACCTTATCCATAATACCACTTCCCTCCCTACTTTGACTTCACTAATTGACTTTTATATTTTTTCATAAGTGTTTTCTTTGCATAATCTTTCGCTTTTGTTTTTATTTGCTTTAGTTTATCTTGACTATATAAGCCTTGCTTTTCGTACTTCTTATAGAACTCACTTGCTAATTTTGAATATTCTTCTTTCATTTCAGGAGTTAGTTCTAAAGTCATTTTATTTAAACTTAATGAAGAATTTGTAGGATAGAATGAAGTTGTTTCTATTTTTTCTGAGTTTGTGTTATCTAGCAAATCTTTCCCTAATGCTTGTCTTGCTATATCAGTTCTTTGTTTTTGAAGTTCTTTAATCTGTTCTGCTTTTTCTTTTCCTGACATAGTCAAATCTCTTTTTATTTCCTTAATTTGCTTATTTACTTTTGACATGTTAGAAACTGCTGCAGTTATGTTAGAAAGTTCTGTTTCTTCTTCTGATGTTATTGTTCCTCCATTCTTCTTCTTTGTAAGTTCTGTTTTTCTATTGTATATCTCATCTACAGAAGCAGAGTTACTATTTACATTGACAATAAATCTTTTTCCGACTGCGTTACTTTCTGCTCCCATCTCTGCCTTTTGTGCGGTTATGCCTAGTTTTCCTGATGCGTAGTCCATTATGTTTGTTACTTGTGTTCCTAGTCCTGCGAAATATCCTGAGATTAAGTTATCTATTTTTGCTGGAGAATAATTAAAGACTTTTCCTAAAAGAATAGCAAGTTGTGAATTATATTCATAATATTGTTGAGAATCTGGTAATTCTAAATCATAACTCTTTACTATATCAGTATTGTAATATAAGTCTTTATTTATAGCGTTTTCAATTAAAGGTGCTACCATATTTGGAACAAGTCCTGTAACACTATCTGCTGGTGCGTTATCCATAATAGCATTATTTATCCATTCTCCAAGTCTTTCTCCCTCTTTGCCTTCTTCTATATGTCCTGTTGCAAGATCTTCAATATATTCAGTAAGGTTTACTATACTTCTTAATATTCCCTGAGGTTTCTTAATTGTAACTATGTTATCTCCAACTCTCATAACAAAGTTATCATCTTTCTTACGCTGAATTAATTCTTCTATTTCTTTGTCGTCATAACCTATTGCTTTTATTGCTAATGCTATTGCTGAAAGTATTGCTATTCTCATTGCTGTTCGTTTAGGATTTGCTTTAATTTTTTCTGCGAACGTATAACTACTTCCTACTCTTGCAGCAGAGAATGGTATTAATTGATTTATTTCTCTTGTTAAGTTTCCTGTTCTTCCAAAGTCCTGTGTTGCATCTCTTGACTCTAAAGCTGCTAAAATTCTTGCATCCATTTCACTATTGCCTTTTGATTTATACATATCATAGTTTCTTTCAAAAACTCTAAACCTTGTTGATTGCTCTGATATTTCAGGAATATATGTCATTATATCTAATAGTCTTTTTAATGGTTTCCACTTTTCATGTATTCCTAAAGTTTCACTTTTCTTTGTTCCATAAATATCTTTCATATTGCTTTGTGTTGAATCCCTGAATTGACTCATTCTCGTAGAACTTGTTGCTCCAGATTGTCTATATAAGTTATACATATTTTCTATTCTGTTTACATATTCTGGCGAATAGTTTTTAACAAAGTTTCTAACATGTTTATTTGTTGCAGTTAATATATCTAAAACTCCTAGTGCATTATCTACTACAGGGATAAATCCTGCGTTTGAGAATATTGCTGCTTGTGCTGTATCCGAAATTATATTAGGAATTGCAAATCCTATATTAGCCATTGTTGCTCCATATCTTAAAGGCATATTTAATTTGCTGTTTATTTTTAAAACATTACTCATCATTTTTCCATCTAAGTTCATTAAGGAATTGAATAATATTTCATCATTAAATTGTAGATATACTCTTTTTCCATTTGTATCAATAAAACTTGTTATTAGATTTTTTGTGTCTATTTTGTTATTAGGTGCGAATATATCAACAGTTTTCTCTAAATCCAATTCAGTTGTATTTACTCCTTGTTTCTTTAACTCATTTTCCCACATACTTAAATTTGCTGTTCCTACTTTCATCATAGGAGCTGGAATTACATCATATAAAGATCCTGTTAATCCTACTTCCTCCCCTTGATTATATAAGGCTCTTAATACATTATTGTTTTCTACTTGTTGAATAATGTTTGTAGAATTAGAAACTATATTTTCTAGCACATCTTTTATGTCAAGTTCACTTCCAGTTCTTGCTTTTATAATATCTGATACAGCCCCTTTTCTTCCTAGTTGATTTCCTTTTCCTTCTATTACTCTTTGCATTGGAACATAAAAAGCATTACTCTCTTTAAGACTCTTTACATCATCTTCACTTATCAATCCATTGTCAACGGCATATTGCATAACTCCATCTAAAGTATCATATACTACTTGTGCTGCATCTTTTATTTGCGTATCATTTGCAAATTTTTCTAGTACATATTTTGTGTCCATATCTCTAATACCTGTTTTTAAAGTCTTTGCTTTATAGTCTGTATCTCTTCTTGCTACTAGATAATCTCTTAGGTCATTATACCTTTGAGCATCATCTCCAAGTATTTCTCCAACTTTATTTAATCCAGGCATTATCTTTTCGCCTTTTTCATTTATATATCCATCAGAAAGCATTGAAGTTACTTTATCGTGTATTCCTGTTGCAAGTCTTGTTAAGTAATAAGCATTGTTACTAGCTTTAATTTGATTTGTTGTTTTGCCACCAATCTTTGCAATTTCACTTACTACTTTCTTTACTGCATAATCTTTATCCCATACATTTCTCATTACTTCTTGTTCTAGCCATGCTTTTGTCAATGGAGTTCTGTTTGATTCTCCTACACTAATATTACTATGTACTCTGTTTTGTGGATTTTGATGTATGTAGTTGTATGTTTGTTGTTGCACTTTTCTTATAAAGTCGTCGAATGATTTATCTGCTTTTCTTATTTCTTCTAATACTGCTACTGATTGAGGATAATCTATTTTAGCTTGTTCAGGAATAATAGAATATGTTCTTATAACTTCTGCAAATCCTTCGTCTAATTTTGTACTTCTTGTTTCGTTTTCATATCCACCATGTTTTTGTATTGCTGTTAATAATTCATTCGCAATAGATTCTTTATCAATCTTTAATCTGTTTCCTAAATCAAGAGCATGTCCTGTTTCGTGTAATATGTTGTCTATATCTTTTAATTCTTTTCCTCTTATTACATCTCTACCTTCTTTGTATATTCCGTATGCTCTTTCTCTAAAATGTCCTTTTTTAATTCCTAAACCTAGATAATCTTCAATTGTTTTTCTTATATCTGTTAATTTAGTTACAGGAATAGAATTATCCCAATTTCCTGATGCTTCAATTTTTCTTATTTCCTGTTCTATAAATCTGTTTGCTCCTTGTGCATTTGTTGCTCCAGGTGCAACATTAGGATCTTCTTTTCTAATTGTTTCTTTGCTTGTTGCATTTAATACTTCTCTATCATATTGTCTTGACCTTTCAAGATATTCTTCTAGTGTTCCTGTATTATCAGCAGTTATAGGATTAATGTCAACTTTTATTCCTTCAATTTCTAGTGGCTCTTCATTTAAGATATTAAATAAATCATCTTCTCTAATATCTCCAGAATATTCTACGACTAAGTCTAAATCAGAATTAGTTTTTGCATTTCCTCTATTCCTGCTTCCTATTATTTCTGCTCCATTTATTGATATATCTTCTAAATCATTTTCTACAAGTTTATCTTGAATATAGTTGCTTACAATATCTTTTATTTCATTTCTTGAATATCCTTCTAATCCTTGTATATTTTCTTTTTGTTCTCTAAGCTCTTTTATTAGCTCTCTATTTTTTCTTTGTATTCTTTCATCATAAGTAGAGCTTTCTTCATCATCTAGTTTTCTATTAGAGAATAAAGGTTGTCCGTTTTGCTTTATACTATTTCTCATTTCGTCTGTTATTTTGAATCCCATTTGTTTAGATTCTGTTTTTCCGTCTGCATCCATAAGAGTTATTTCTTCTACCTTGCTATTCCATTTTTTCAAGTATTTATTTAAGTAACTAGGAATTTCCTGGTCATAGAATAGATACATACCGCTGTTGCCGTTTTCTCTTATTTCTTCATCTAAATTTGAAATAGTACCTTCATTTTCTTTAGAGTTTATAATTTTTGTTGCTAAATCTTTTCCGATATAATTCTCTAACTCGTCTGGAGCTATTGCTCTAGTAAAAACAACTTCGTCTGTGTCAAAATCATCTATATTAGTTTTTCTTGCTTCTATTTCTATTTCAAAAGGTTTATTATTTTCTTCTGCATCATTGTTAGCATAATTCTTTATATACCTAATTTCATCTATTACTTTTGATAGATTATATCTTTCTCTCTGCTGTCTTCCTGTTGTCCATGCAACTTCATCATATCCTTGTTCTACTGCATTGTTTATCATTCTTCTAAGTACAAATTCGTGCCAGTTCTTTTTAAATGGAAATATGTCTGGGATTCCTTTTTTATATTTATCAATTTCTTTTTGTAAAGCTACTCTTTGATCTGCAAGTTTGTCTGTTTCATTATCAAGAAATGTATATCTTTGTTGATCTTCTGCTGATAAATACTTTCTAACCCATTTACCCCATACTAAATTACTTAAATTACCATAATCGTAGTATTCTACTTTAAAGTTTTCTAATGCACGTTTTCTATATATTGTTTTCTGTGATTGTTTTTCTAGTATATCTTTTGAAAGCGTTAGATTAAGTTCTTCTTCTGCTTCTTTTATTTTTGTCATCATGTAAGGTTCGCTTTCAATATTCTCTCTAAAATTATTATTTTCTCTATTAAGTTTTGATAAATAATCAGCTATTTTATTTTCATAGTCTAGTAATTCATACTGTTGCTTTTGAGTTAGCTTTTCATTGATTTTAAATTCTTCTTCTAAATGGCTTAAATTATCAATTGCTTTATTGTGGTGTTCTGTATAGTAATCTCTTGCAGCAGAAAAGCCTTTATTAGATAATTTTCTTGCTTCATCTTCATAGGCGGAATAAGTTGCTTTTAATGTATTTAACTGTTCATTCAATTTGTCAATTGTATCAAGATCCTGTTGTGTAGAATAACCTTTTTTTCTTCCTTCTTGATGCAAGTCTGATTGTATTTCATCTATAAACAATACTTTATTTTCAGAAGTATCTTTGAAGTCTTGTGTTCTTACATGTGCTAAAACATTTTTTTCGTGCCAATGTGGAGATTGATATTCACTAACATTTGCTACTGCAAGATTTTTGACTTCGTATTTACTATTATCTAATTTTTCAATAGCTGGAACTGTATATAATATTTCTTGATAATTAGTTCCTCCTTCTAGTGCATATTGTTTATATTTTGGTTTTCCAATTTCGTCAGCATCATCAGAATATTCGTCTTCTACCATTGATAGATTCATTTGAGCTTCGTGTAATTCGTCATATAAATCTTCTAGTTCTTGCATGTCGTTTTCTAATACTTCTTCTGTAATACCAGATTGCCATTTTACCCCATCAGTCGTATATGATGATAAGTAACTTCCGTCTTCTTGTCTTTCAAACAATTCAGGATCATCTAAATTTACAAATCTTTTCAAAGTATCAGCCATATAATCTCCTATTGTACCAGCGGATAAACCATTAGGTTTATAGTAATAAATGTCATCATCAGATTCTTCATAATCAATATGGTATTTATCCTGTATTCTTTTTATTGCTTGTATCTTGTATTGTATGTCTTCTTTTATAGGAGCTGTAAGTTCTTCAATATTTCTATCTCCCTTTTTAACTGTTACAAGATTAATCTGATTTGCTTTTATATAATCCTGTAACTGTTGCTTAGTTATTTTTTCTAGTGAATGTTGTTTTAAATAATCATCTAATCCAATCCATTTTAATTCATCTTGTTTTACTCCTGAGTTATTTAATATTCCTCTTATTTGTTGAGCATTTGAAGTGTTTGGCATTTTCTGTTCTATTACATTTTCTAGTTGAGAATAAAAGCCGCCTTCTCCATTTTCTTCTGTATCATATCTATTAGAATATCTTATGTCTGGATTATTTGTAGGTTTTTTATTATCTACTCTTTTTATTTGATTCTTATTGAAAACTGCATAATTAAGTTTGCCTTTTTCATAAATCTTTAATCCATCATAACCTAAATCTTTTATTATATCTATAACATCTTTTCCAACTTCGTTATTTTCCCATGCGTTTGAGCCTTCTATATATTCCCAATTATCAATATCTGTTAAATGCTCTGCTTCTTGTGATGCTGTATAAGGAGAAATCTTATAAGTAGAATCATCTAACATATATGATTTTCCTTCATCTAAATATCTTATTGTATCTGCTAGATATCGTTTGTCTTGTTCATTTTCTAATTGAGAATACTTTTCTCTTATTGCATCTTCCGTCATCTGTCCAAATGGAGTCGCATATATAGTTACAACATAATCTTCGCCATTCAATAATTTCTCTTTTGCTTCATCTTGTTCCTTTGTTGTTAAATGTTCCAAAGCTGTTCCGTATGTATGTTTAGCATAAACTACTTCATTATTTTTATTTACTCCTATAAAAATATCATTGTTATAACCATAGCGATCATCTCCAATAACTCTTCCGAACTTTGCATTTTTTATTTGTTCTTTTGTCCACATAGGAGGTAAATCATCTATTCTTTGTATTCTTTGTAAAAATGTTTCTTTGTCAAAAGTAGTTGCAAAAAATCTAATTTGTTCTGGCAATGCTTCTCTTAACTTTTGAATATCTGATTCTTTTGATGGATCAAATACATTCTTTGCTTTTAAATATACTTCCATTACCTCTACGTCGCCATCAAGAGCTTGTTCAAAGTTTTTAGCATAAGCGTAATCTTCCGCAAATCCTCTATCAACAGAAAAGAAGTAAACATTTTTATCATTAAATTTTGTAAATTTTCCGTATGGTGTTCCATGATATACTACTTGTAAATCTCCATTTTCATTTATGACATCATTTCCTTTATAGAAATCTTGCTGCTCTTTTGTAAGTTTTCTTCCTTCGCTATCAGTTGTAATAGTATTTTGAATATTGTTTTCATTTTGTTTTTCAAGATAGCTTTTTATAATTTCATTTTTGTACTTTGCATCTCTCAAAGTGCTATCTTTGAACATATTGCCCCAATAAGAATTACCTTCTCTTTCTATAACTGTTCTGATAAATTGTTTTTTGTTATCTATTTGTTTTATGTCATTCGCCTGTATAAATTCTCTCATTTTAGCATTTGAATATGTTGATGTGTTCTTTCCTTTTACTTCTTCTGAATAATCATAGAAAATATCTTGATTATTTCTATCAAACAAAGTTCTATCTGATTTCTTTATAGTATTATTTTTAGATTTCTGCATATTACTATTAGTAGTAGTGTTAGATTTGACAGTTTTATTTTTTTGTGCTATACTATTTGAAGAGGCAGAATTAATGCTGTTGGACAATTGGAGTCCAAGACCATTAATAAATTGCCTTTTATTTTTGTCCTTTGTTAAATATATTAGATTTTTATAATCTTTCTTTACTGTTCTATCTACAAAATCTCTTATATCTGCTTTTCCATAAGTAGTCTTTATTTTATTTGTGTCAATTCTCACATTATTGTAGGTGGCTTTCCCATTTAGATACACAGGTACAATTACATGTTCATTATTTTTATTCATTACATCTGTTATGATAACTACAGAATTTTTTGCTCCTGTTTTACTTACGGACTTTAAAATTGCTATAGGATTATCTAACGCCTCCATAACTTTAATAAAAGTTTCTTTGCCTAAATTATGATAATTTACATCATCTTTAAATATATTCATATTTCTTGCTTTTGTTTTGCTAATTAAGTTTTCCAAAAGATGTGTAGGATTTATATACATAGGTAAATCACTTATTCCATAATTTACAAGTATTTGTGGTGTATTATCTCTTAAAAGTACTTCATTAAGCATATTATATTTAGATTTTAATAAATCATCTATATCTTTGTTTAGACTTTCTGCAACTTTAGAAGGATTTTTTATTTCATGTCTGCTAGAATATTTTATATCGTTTTCAAAATCGTTTTTAAGAGAATTTTTATTTTCAGTAATGAAATTATTCATCATTTCATTTATTTGACTGTAAACTTGTTCCTGTTGCTCCTGCGTACCAAATATATTAAAATGAGTTGAAATATTTTCTAATGATATATCTGCTAACAAGTTCTGATATTCTGTTGGCATTATATCTAGCATATTTTCCCAATTAGAAATATCATTCGCCCAGTTTCCAAAATAATCACTTTCAATTTCTTCAATTACATATTCTCTTATTTCCGCTTCTGACATATTATCAAATATTGATTTATCATTTAATACATTTTTATATTCTTCAATTTGATTTTTTGTAATAGTGTTATCTATAATGTCATGTATAGTATTCCATTCAGCTGTTCTATTTACTTTGAACCAATGTCCTAATTCGTGGAATGGTAAGAAATTAGTCGTTTTCTTATTTGCTAGAGAATTATGTTTTAAGTAAACATCTGAATCTGAGAAAAAAGCATTTTCCGTTGTTGCTTTATTAGTTTTATATAAGTTTAAATCAAGTCCTGTAAGTTCTTTAAATCCCTCTGATACAATTCGTTCATTTGGAGATTGAGCTTTGCTTTCAACTAATTCTGCTTTGAAGTCTTTTCCTTGTGTTCTTTGCTGTTGTCTTTGATAGTTTGATAAGCCTTTGGATTGTGAATTTTTAACCACTCCAATACCCTTTGCATTTTTTCCTTTTCCTCTGGTGTTCTCTCTCTCTGCTGTTCTATTAATTTCTTGTCGTGTATTCTTACTTGTGTTTTGTTCTGATCTGACATTTGAGTTTCCTCCCTTTTTATTATTTATTCTTTCTCCAAAAATTCTATTTTCTTCTGGATTAGATTCAATTTCTGTAGATGTTTCTGTTTCATTTTGTAGATAGTTCTTGCCTTCTATCTTTCCTTTTTTAGTTAAGTATGATTCGTTAGGCATTATATTTTTGCCGTAAATGTTTTTATATCCTTCTGACAACGCTTTATCTAAAACTAATTCTATCTTTTTCGCAAGTGCATAATCTCCTTTTCCTTGACTTATATCTTCTAATGCTTTTTGGATTTTACCCCAACTTGCTCCAGTATCATCTTTTATTTCTGCTAGTTCTTTTGTTGTACTTCTCTTTGTTCCTGTCCATTCATCTCCTGCTTTATATCTTTCTCCAAAAGTAGAATTTGCCAAATCTTCTTGGAAGTTATAAGCCATTTCTTGAATTTCTTGACTTACTTCTGGATTTTCTGTTTGATAAGATTTTACATTTTTATCAGATATATTCTCAAAAGTGCGTTGTTCCATAGTAGTTTTTATTTGATTTGAAAATCCGTTTTGAGCGTTTTTATTATTTTTACTATTAATTTCTTGACCTTGAATATTATTTTGCTCTATTGTGTCGTTCTGTTGATTTTGTGAGGTTATATTTTGTGATTGTCTTTCTTGTATCATTTTTCCTATTTCTGCATATAGAGCTAAGGTAGAATCTGCAACATTGTTATTTACACTTTCTATTTGTGCTTCTGACATATTGGTTACTATTTCTGTAAATCCATCTACCGCTTTTTGTACAGATGTATATGGAGTTGTATCTAATAACATTCCTGTTTGTCCATCTATTACGTTAAAAGTTTTATTCTGTTGATCCTTGATTATTACAGGTTGTATATCTAAATTTGAATTTGGATTCTCAATTGCTTTTCCTAATGTTTCTACTACTTCTCCTACTTCTCCATTTTCATCATAATTTGCTACAAAATAATTTCCAACACTTTCTTCTCCATCTTCAAATAATTCTTTATTGTCATACTTTATTAAAGCATCTTCCGTTATTGCTTTTATTACAGATGTTTTTTCTTGTGGAGTTAGTTCTCTTCCTAATTGTTCTTCTGCTGTCTTTATAGATTGATTGGTGCTGATATATGATTCTCCACCTAGAGATATTGCAGAACTAACAAATGCCAATGCCATTTGTTCTCCTACTTCTCCCCAATCCCATTTAGTACTAAAATCTGTATCTCCTAATCTATCTATTAAAGCATTATCTATAATATAGTTACCAGCATAAGATAAAAATTCTTCTGTTGCTTCTCCTGTTGCTTGAACTCCTAACTTTGCTAATATCTTTCCCGCTCCTGTACTCATTTTGCTAGCAGCTTTTGATGCCCAAATATCAGTAAGCTCAGTTCCTCCTACTCCAAACATTCCAAATAATCCTTCTGTTGTTCCTTCAATTAATCCTCCTGTAATTGCTTTACTCCATCTTTCTATTTCTGATACATTTTCTCCTTTTGAATCTGCCTCTTTTAATCCTCCTGATGCTCCTCCAACAACTGCTAATGTAGGCAAGTTAAGTGTAGTATTACCAATAGCAACAGGGATATTTCCTGCTCCACCTAACAATTGAGTTCCAACAGCTAATCCACCTGTATATCCTATAAGTTCTGCTACTTGACCTGATGTTTCTCCAAGCATTGATTCATTTTTATAATTCTTAGGAGTTTTATTATCTATTTCAGGATATAACTTTCCTAATAAATCTAATTGATTTTTTTCATAAGAGCTTAATTCTTTTCCTTCATCTTGTTTTTCTTTTATTTTTTGTAATTGTTGTCTTTGCATATTTTCCCAATATGTACCATTTCCACTTGCAAAGTTATAGAAAGCCTTGACAGGAGTATATGGATTTGATTCTGCTTCTTCTTTTATAACATCTTTATCCGCCCATTCTCTTGTTTTCTTTGATGCTTCTTCGTGTCCAGTTAAAGATTGAATTGTTGCTACTGCATGAGCTCCTATATCTACAACACTTTCAAACGGAGAACTAAATCCTTCTGCTAATCTATTTGCAACATCTGTTACAGTTGCAATTGCAGACCTACTTATATCTCCAAATTGATAACCGTCGTCTAGTGCTTTGCTGCCTTTAAATATTTCAACTTTCTTTTTATTCTCTGTTTGTTCTTCATTTTGAATAGTACTATCTATAGTTGATGTATCTAAATCAGGAGATATGTCTATATCAGAAGAAGTTTCTTCTGTATAAGGATTTATACTGTTTGTGATATTCATTGCCTCTTGAAGTCTTTGAGTATATTCATCATCAGAATTTATATTATTAGTAGAGAAAGCATCTTGATAATTATTAGAATTAATACTATTTGTAATTTGCATTGCTTCTTCCAATCTTTTCTTTTTTTCTTCTTCATCATCTATTAACACTTTATTCCCCCCTATCTTGTTCCTCCTCCTCCGCCATATCCGAAGGATGTTGTTCCGCCAGTTGCAGACATAGTCTTTTTTGTAGTTGTTGCAGAAGAACTTTTTTGTGATGGAACTGTTATTCCATATTTAGCAATTAAAGCTGCAAAATCTTTTTGACTTATTCTTCCTGCTGCATACGCATTTGCTAAGTAACTATATACTGCATCATTATTGTTTGATGTTCCGTCATTTACGCTTATCTGTCCTGTTACAGGATCTTCTATTCCCCATCTATTTTTTATTACTTCATCATGTGTTGAATAACTTGTATAGTCAGAACCAGATGATTTAGAACCTGTTGTTCCATATTTTGTTGCTAATTGATAGTCATACTCTTTATTGCTTCTACTCAAAGAGTTTTGATAACTTGCTAGTTCTTTACTACTTGCAGTATCAATTTTAGATTTATACGAATATAAATCTTTTTCAATTCCTGCTTTATATTTTGCAAGTTCTTTACTAGAACTTAGTTCTAATTCACTCTTTAATTTTGCAATAGCAGAATCATTTTTATATTGTAATGTATATTGTTCTCTCATTTTGTTTAATTCAAATTCTCGTTGTTCTTTAGCTTCTCTTGCTGCTCCTGATAATGTTCCTACTTTTACCCCTAAAATTGTACTAGCTTTATTATCAACATATCCCAACTCATCAACTCTTTTCCATGCATTTTCAAGTTCTTGTTGTTGCTTTTTAAAGTTAAATTCTTTTTCTTGGAACTCTCTATCCTTAGCATCTTTCCAATATTGGAATTGTTGATTATCATAACTCATTACAACGTCAGCAGTATTTGCCAACTGATTTAAGTATTGTACTTGTCTATCATAAGCAAGTTTTTCATATTGAGGAATTAATTCAGAAACTATTCTAGCAACTCTTTCTGCAGTTGATGAACTATTTAATACTCCGCTTCCTGCAAGACTTTGCATAGTAGAGTTTGCAGCATATTCAGATGCAACTCTTAGTGCCATATCTTGTGATGGATCATAATTAAATCCATTTTTCATATTTACTGTTTCTGTGAGTAATGTACTTATAACACTATTTATAGTATCTGCATAAGCACTCTGATATTGACCTTGTACTGAATTAATATTTGAAGTTTTAGGTGTTACTATTGTTGTTCCTATAGATGTCTTTTTAATTCCGCTATTTACTGCGTTATTATTTGAATTATATGTATTTCCATATTGGCTTTGATAAGCAGAGTAAATTTGGTCGAAGTTTATTACATTATTGTTTTGGTTATTCCCTTGATAAGTTTGTGGAGATGGTGCTGATTGAGATTGTGCTGGAGGTTGAGCTTGTATATTATCTGCAACTTGTTGTCCTCCTGTTGTTTGAGAATAACCTGTAGTAGCAACTTGTGGCTGTATTTGAATAGGAATCGTTATAGGATTTATTTGACTCTGTCCTGGTGTTGTATTTGGTACTCCTGGATTAGCAACATTAGATTGAACTTGATTTATATTTGTCTGTGGATTACTTGTTGCAACTCCTGCAGTTCCTTGATTAACCAATGTATTTGCCATGTTATTACTCCTTTCAATTATTATAAATTCCATTTAATTTATCTTGCCAATTTCTTAGTGTAGCTTCTGGAGTGCTTTCTACTCCGAATGTATTTATTCCAATATTCTTATTCAATTCATTTTTCCAATGTCCAATTGTATTTTCTACGGTAGAATATAGAGGATATATTCCTTTGTTAGCAACATTTAATTGCTTCGCCCATTCTTTTAGTGTAGAAGTATTGTCGCTATATTGCCTAAATCTCATCTTGTATGAGTCCTATCTACTCTTTCTATTCCGTATATTGTAATATCCCCTGTACCGTAAATCTCAAAAGTATAACTATTTGAATTTTGCAATTCATTTGGAATTAATACACACTCAGTTTTGTTCGTTCCTTTTGACAATATATTTTCTTTTGTTATAGTTTTTCCGTCATCTGTAGATATAATTAAATTTACTGTGCCATCTAAGTCATAGTTGAACCATAATGCAGATAAAGACTTTTTCTTACTTAATACTCCATTTTTAAATTCTTTTGTTTTTATATAGAATGGAATCTCTTCTCTTGCTGTTTGCCCATCTTTTCCTACATATTCATCTTTACCATAAGCTCTAATATATTTATTTCCATCTCTTCTTCCACCTGTTATCTCATAGATTACTCCGTCTTGCGTTAAAGCATATATTGGAGTTGGTGTTTGTGAGAAGTTTAAATCTACATAAGCATCACAAATATTTGTATAATACATTTCATCTTCTTTTTCACATTGAAGTTCCTTTGTCCACTTTCTAAGCCTTTGGTCGAAAATTAGAAAATAATGATAATCTGGAATCCAAAAATATACTTTATCTTCGCTTCCTGCTACTGATATATTCTTCGCTTCATTGATTGTTATTCCATATATAAAGTTTTGTATTCCTCCTGTTACTCCATTGTTTGAAGTAGGCTTTTCTATATTTCTTATTGTAGAACCATCATATTCATAAATGTTTCTACCATATAACCAATATAGATATGAATTATGTACTTTTATAGTACATTGATCATAGCAGCCTATATTGTTATCTAATGATACACAAGTATAAGAATCATATTGTCCAGATATAACATTGCTTCCATAATACAAGTGCATATTCTTTTGACTAAATACAATTAGCTTATCATCAAAACTTACTAATCCTGTTACTTGATTACAGTTAGGAACTCTATATTCTGCTGAGTTTTCTGTTGTACTCCAATCCATTGGATTTTGTAAAGCAGAGGCATATAACATATTTCCTACACTTGCAAACATTCTACTTTTGTGATAGCACATGTGTTCAAAACTTGTTACTCCTGTAGGAAGCGGAATTATTTCAGGAGTATTTACTGCTGATAATGGTAACTTATGTCTAGTTGCTGTTACTCCTTCTCCATATAAGACTAAGTATTCATTGTTTCCGTCTGCATAATATACATGAGAGAATTTATCTCCTGTAATTCCAGTAGATATTACTGTTCCTGTCATATCCTTTAATTCTGTACCTTGTATATAGAATAAATATTTAGTTCCTGCAACTCCAAAATATTTTACTTGATTTCCTCTTAATCCTGGATTTGCTTTTAATGTTCTGCCAATTTTTGTACTCAAAGCTGGGTATTTATCTAAACACATATTGTACATATCTTGACACTCATCATCTTGTATAAATTGAGGTGGATATATGTTGTTTATTCCTCCTGCTAAGTAACTTACTTGATTATCACTTTTATAGTGAATATCATTCAAATATGTATTTGATTGCATATTATCCCCTCCTTGACCTTATGCTTCTTTTTAAATCTCTTATAACAGGATATCTTTGTTGTTGCTCATGTTTATTCTCATTAGCTTTCATTACTAAATTGTTGTAAAGAAGAATATATTCATTTGCTAATTCTATATCTGGATTGTAGCCTGACATTGCTATAATTGACATTACATTATACTTTACTAAGTCTATATAGTTATCATCTAATTCTATAAAATCTTCTCTTCTAGTAACTAGTTTAGGCTTTTTAAGATAATAAATATCTATTTTCCTTATATCTTTTGGTGTAGGATATAAAGCAATTAATCCTTCTCTTCCGTCAAAATATCCGTCTTCGTACATCTTTTCATTTGGTAGATATGATCTTATTTCTTGAAAGTTACCCCAATCGTAAGGATTGTCTTGCGTTCTTGCCTTAGTTGATTTTGTTACATGTTCTACCATATCAATACTGCAATCATCTGGTAATACATATAAGTCTTGTCCTGCTCTTGTATTAAAGGAATATTGTTCTTGAATTGCTAAGTCTTTATATATCTTTTTCATTGTTTCATTTATCCATAAGAACAATGTATCGTCTATATATTCATGAGGTAATCTTACTTGAATATCATCTAATACTTGTCCTACTGTTGTTCTACTTACTATTGCCATTTCCTATCCCTCCTTACTTTGCTCTTATAATATATTTTGTACCTGTTGTTCCTGTACTTAAATTTGGAATTGTAAATGTTTCAGGATATTGCTCAGGAATGTTTTCAGTTATAGTTTCATACAAGCTAGTATAGTCTGCAACATTTATAGTTTGTCCATTACATTCTAAATAGTATTCTGGAATGTTTACAGAAGCGGTTATTATTATTCCACCTATTGGAGTTATAGCTCCTGTTGTAGCCTGTGCTTCGTTCCATAAATCAGGAAATTGTCTTATCTCGATTCCTTCTATAAATGTATCTACATTATTTCCAATGAATATTACTTCATCAGTTCTCTGTAATGTTTGCGAATAATAATAGTTTCCTTTTGGAACAAATATATATTTTGCTCCAACTTCTATTGCATCATATATTGCCTGTTGTATATTTAATCTATTATCTGTAAATCCATCTCCAATTGCGTTATAATATTGCAATGGTACAATTCCAAAAGTATAGAAAAATAAGTTTTTTAATTCGTTAATCTTTAATTCATTAATCATTTTTATACCTCCAAAGTTCCTGTTTGTTGTGTTCCACTACCACTAATAAATGTTTTTCCTTTTTTTACGTCTGATGGAGTTGCTGTTAATATTGTTGTGTCTTGTTTCAAATACAAATTTCCTTCATATCTTAACCCAATTATTTTAGAATAGTCCGCAACCATTGAATAAATGTTAATAGCTGACGTTTTTTTAGTTATAACTAAAGAATCTCCCAATAAAGTAATTTCTGGAGAGGTAGTACCATCAACTTCCAAATCATATAATTCTAAAATACTATTATCATTTATATTATAGGCTTTTGTTTTAGTAGATGTGTAAAAATCCAAACCGTTATTACTCCCAATTGGATATAAATAATTTTCTATGTTTGATTGTGATATTAATACTTTTTCTCCTAAAGTTAGAGTTTTATCAGCATTTATTGTAATAGATTGATAATAAAGACCTGTATCATCATCATTTGACGTTACAGCAAAAGTCAAGTCTTTGCTTATATATCTACATTTATTAAGTGTGTAATATGTACAGATTTGAGTGTCAGGGTTAATGGATATAATTAAATCTTTAAGTACAAGAAAATTATTATAAAAAAATCCTGCAAACGAAAATTTATCGTTTGTGTTGAAATATGGGTATGTTAATGAACCAATATGTTCTGTTTGTAACGTACTTGAATATACCTCGTAAAAAATGAAATATGTTGCAAAATTAGTTTGTCCTGAACCACCTGTTGCAAATGGTCTTAAACATATCTTGCTACCGTCATCACTTAATAGCAAAGTCTTTCTTCTACCTACCTGATATGTGGTACTATCTCTAAAACAAAAATCAATTGTTGAAGATATTGCTGATACAGTTCTTTTTGTAACATTACTTGTATCTAAAGTATAATACTTATTATCATACTCAATATGATATAAATATAAAGTTGCTGTTTGCATACGACCCATAGCATTTAATGTTCCAGCTAATATAGCCATATATGGATAACTTGAAGATAAATTAGAAATAGCCATATCAGCTATTATTTCATCAGCTGCTAATCCTAAATCAGTAGAAGAATATACTGTTTTCAAAATTCCATCTTCCTCTGTTGATTCAACATATCCATCTGAAATACTAGAAATAACTAAATTACTACCATTTGATGATGCCATTACTCTAAATTGGTCTATACCTGTAAATCTTGAATGATATCCAAAACAATATATAGTTTCAGATGAAATATTAAAAATACTATTAATACTTCTAGTTGTTGCATTAATCTTATCTGCTATTGTTCCATAAATTTTTTCTACTGAACCAATATTATAACTTGGTTGATGAGTAGTTTCGTCTATAGTCAATAATCCTTCAATTTTCCCATTTCCTGTATATGCAGTTTTTCCTGTTAAAATATCATACGGAGTAGCCGTTGCATCTGAAAGGTCTGTTCCTCCGTCTATATGACTTCCAATTATCTTATTTCCTTTTGCATAAGCAATTTTGCCTAACATAATGTCATTTGATGTTGCATTTCCATCAGCAGTATTAACGAAGTTTTTATCATAATCTCCGCCTCCCCCTCCTGATGTATCTAAAGCTCTAATATTTGTTGCCATTGTATTGTAACTATCGTTAGCAGATGTATGTATTCCTTTGTCAGTAATAGCATCTGCTATTAAGTCTTTTCCATTACTGACAGAGGTAAAAAGTTCATTAGTTCTTGTATTTAAAGTATTTATAGCTCCATTTACATCATCAAAATTGCTATTGACATCACTTACTACTGCATTTATTCTTGTGTTCATTTCTTGTTGACATTCTGTTTTACATGCTTCTATTCTTGCAGATAAAGTTTGACTTAATGTTTGTAAATCGGTTAGCTTTGCAAAACTAGAAAAGTCTTGATTTCTTATCATAGTATCTACATAATCTTTTGCTTCTTGAAGTTTTGCTAAGTCTTGTGAGTCTATATATTCTTTTAATAATTCCTCTTTATTATTGTGATAATCTTGCACATATTTTTTTGTTGCATAATCTTCTGCATCTATTCCACCTAATTGTAATGCATCATTGGCTAAATTTGCATCAGGTTTACCACTAGAGTGTGCAAGTTCTTCACTCCAATATTCACTTGGTCTTGACATTTAAAACACTCCTTTCTTCAAATAAAAGGGAACAAAATCATATTGCTCCCTTTTTATAGTTTTTATTTTGTTATTCGTTTGTTCCTGTAGAACCTACAAGTCCTCTCCAATCACAATATCCAACGTCGAAACGTGTATATCCAAACATTCTATAGTCCATTTGATCTTGTATTCTTTCAGAATCAAAGATAGGTTCTTCTCTTCTTAGGAATAGTAAGTTATCAAATGTAGGATCTTGAATGAACCATGCTGGTCCTGTTAAGAAATCCCATACAACTACTTCAAGATTTGGTATTGTGTTTACGTCGTTGTTGTTTGTTCCAGATTGTAATATAGAATTTACAATTGCTTTTGCAGTAAATTCTTGCTCAGGAGAAACTATTAATCTCTTAGCAGATGCTTGAATAACTATTCCAGCTTCGTCTTTTTGTTGACGCATTAAAGTCATAGCGTTCTTTAAAGTAGTATCAGTTAAAGCTCCTGTAATTAAATTAGAACATGTTGAACTAGAATTGATTAATGGGTGGTCTGCTGCAAATAAGGCTTTACCATCATAACCTACATTAGAGAAACCATTTGCTAATACTCCTGCTGTTTCTGTTTCTTCTGTAGCTCTTAATCCTCTACCTAATCCTCTAGCAGATCCTCCTTTTCCTAAACCTTTCATAACATTATATAAATCATCTTGTACAAGTTCCCATGTTAATTCATAAGCCTTGTCAAATCTTTTTGCTTCGAAAGAAGCTACAGGTCCTTGGTCGAATTTGTCATGATTGAATTTGCTTCCTTCTGTATTTTGTGCCCATAATCCCAAAGCTCCTAAATGAGGATATGTTTGAGTTTTGGCATCCATTTTTTCAGTTTTGAATATTTTTTTGTACACACTTGGAACTTCATTATAAGAGTCAAAGAATATTTTTTTGTGTATTGGTGTTAATAAATTTGCAAAATTTGCTCTTGTCATCATTGCTGCTGTTGTTGGCATAATTATCATCCTTCCTTATATTTTATTTGTAGCAATATAAGGAGTAATAAACTGCTTACTTTTTCTTTGTAGCGTTATATCTGTTATAATCTTTAACACTATCCATATCACGAATTGCAGCATATTCTTCTGGTGTCATTCCTGACATAGCAGCAATTGCTTTTTCTTCACTACTTAAATTAATTTTAGTTTTAGAATTAGTTGCTGCTCCAGAATTGCTATTATAATTTCCTAGAATTTCTTTTCTAGCTTGATTATTTTGCATTTTAGCTTCATACTTTCGTTCTATTTCTGATTTAGTGTCGTTTGTTTTAGGTTTAGAATTATAGGTTACGGCATAATAGCTTTGTTCAATTGAAAGTCCTTTATCGACTAATTCCTTGATTTCATCACTATATTCCTCTATATCTTCAAAACCTTGCTCTTTACTCTTTTTAGTTAGTGCAATTTCAAAATTAGTATTTGCTATTTTTCTTTCTAATTCTGAATTAGTAGTTTGCTTTTTGTCTATTGCTGCAGCAATTGACTTTGCAATACTTTCATCTACGCCACTTTCTATAAGAGTATCTAAGGTAGTTTTTTCAGGAGTTCTATTAGCTTCCTCTAATGCTCTTATTCTATCTTCAAGTTCTCTAGCTTTCTTTTCTGCTGCTTTTCTTTTAGAACGCTCAGCATTTACTCCTCTTTTTAAACTTTCCTTTTCTTCGTCTATTTTTGTAGTGGTTTCTGTTTCCGTTTCTGTATCAATTGTTTCTGTGTCAACTTCTTCCTCTACACTAGGTAAGACAATTCCCTCTGCTTCTGAATCAATTGTTTCTAATCTGATTCCTTCTTGTTCATTCTCCATGTTGTACTCCTTTCAATTTTTAGCCAGGTTTTTTCCTCTAATTTTTTTTTGATTTTTAGCCAGGTTTACTCCTCTAATATATAAATTAAAAATTTAATAACTACTTTTGGTGTGTCTTCATGTGTGCTGTAAGTCCTATTTTGTTTTTACAGACTTTTTGACATTCAGGACATATAAATTCTTGGCTTTGATTATTTTCTTCTTTATTTGCCGTTTCTGTTGCTTCTGGTGTATTCTCTGTAAGTTGCATTTGTGCATCTTGTTCTGTATAAGAAGCATTTTCTTCTTTTTCTGCCTCTTGTTCTTTTACTATAGCTGTATTCATAATTTCCCATGTTTGTCCTACTTGTTTTAGTAATACTACTGTTTCTCTATTACATTCTGGACATTTTACAATTGAATAATGCTTTACTAGGTTTCCATAAAAGCCATGTGCATCTTGTAATTGTTCTACACTTTTTACATCTTCAAGACTAAATTCATGGTATCCACATCTGCAGTCTTTTTGATTTAACATTTTTAATTCTTTTACATCTATCATTTTACATTGCTCCTCTCATATAATTTAATGATGGTCTTCCGTTTTGTGTCAATCCTTCAACATTCCCATTCATTTGTGCTTGTTGTTGTAACATTCTTTGATTTTCTTCATCTATCAATCCTATTTCTTGTTGTTCTTGAATTGTTTCAGGATATTCTTGCACATCTAATCCTAGTTGCTTAATTAAATATTCTCTGTATTCCTTAGTAGTAATTGCATGGTCTAGGAATGATTGTCTTATAATCGTATATCTATAAGCCTTATTATTTGGAAGTCCTGCTCCTACAGATATTTCTAAATCATATTGTATTTTTCTAGTTTCTTTATTTCCGTTTTCATCTTCTACTTGCATATATTTATATTCGTTTGGATCTAAGTCTTTCATAATATCTTTATCAGGATTTCTTTTCTGCCATTCTTCTTTATAATTTTGTCTATAATCTGTGTCTGCTTCTATCATTACAGGAACATTATTCAAAATATCAGGATTAAATTCTGAGAATGTATCTTCTCCTTTATCTCCAACTATTCTAAATAACATTGTTGTATTCCAATTTTGTAAAGCTAACTCTAAACAATATTCAAATAACTCTGATAGAGTTTCTTGCAATAATCCTTTTTTATGGTCTATCATTGCATTACCACTATTCTGCAATGCAAGTGCTTCCGTTGCTGTGTCTATTCCTGTTTGAGATTTACCTATCTGTTGGTCTGTAAATCTTCCTACAATCTGTCTATCATTGTTCATTAGCTCTGTTCTTTTATTGATTATATATTGTGGTATGTTTGGAGGTGTAAGCCATTTAAAGCCATTTACATCATTTGTTGGAATAATTTGTCCAGGTTCATTTGTTATTTTAGTTATATCAATTCCAGAACTATTTGCTGCAATTCCCATTGGATTTCCTGTTAGTCTTGCATTTCTTAATAAGTTATCATCTAAATCGTCTATTTGGTCTGATATGCCTAACATTAATTCTGCTGAACCTTTTCCCCATACAGTATTCTCTCTGTGCATATCAGGAGTTAAGAAATATGGATAATTAGCATTTGGAAATAATTTTAATGGTTCTCTTTTATCTTTTCTTTTTCCTTCAAAGATTTCTTGTTCATCTTCCGCTTCTTGTTTTTTATTATGCTCTTGTAGAGCTTTTTTAGTATCTCTTAGGATTACTCCATCTCCAGACATTTCTACAAGTCTTAATTTCTTTTCTCCGTTTTCTTTATACTTAGTCCATATCATTAAATGTACATATTGATCTTCTTCTATGTTTTCTAATATATTTCCAATTGGATCTAAGTTAGGAATTATAGCATCTGCTTTTTCATCTCCATATTCCATTCTGGCTGAATATATAGATTTGTTCTTAGCTTCTATTATGTATTGTGCTTCTTGAATATCGTACACGTCTGTAATAGCTGGATCAACAAATAATCTACTTGGATGTATTGGAGTTATTACAGGAAGTCCTTTTCCATCTAATTTGTCAAAATCCCATAAAACTCTAAATATTCCTGTACCAAACATATCTCTTCTACGTTCATGTACTTCTATTTTTCTGAATATCTTATTACGTTCTTTAATAAAATCTACTATTGTTCTTGCCATTTCACAGAATGGTTTATCTCCTGGCTCTCTTGGATTTACTTGTACTGCTATATTTTGGTCGCAAAGTAAAGCTGTTTTTCCTTCTACATTTGAGTTAGTTATATTTGTATTAGGAGCTGCTTGGTCGTCTTCATATTCAAAATCTCCTTCCCAATACTTTTCTACATCTTCCCACTTTTGCGTTACTCCAATTCTTTTCTTGTCTTGGTCTGCTCTTCTATACCATAAAAGAAATTGTTCCGCTTCTGCTAATTCAGATTCATTCATAATTGCTTTTTTCTTTAACGTCTTTTCTTCAATCATTTTTTGGTATTCGTTTTCTTCCATTTACTATTCCTCCTTCTTAGCTTTTAGTTCAATTCCTTGATGTGGTTTCTGAGGTTCATATAAACCGTCTTTATTTTTATATCTATCATATCCCCTGGTATTATAGGAATTATTGTAATTAGATGTTTTAACAGACGTATGTCGTCTTGTTGCTTTTGCAACTTTCATTTGCTCTTGTTCTCTTTTTTCAAATCTTTTTACGAAATACATAATAGTTATTATATTTGCTATTGTCATTACATCAAATGTTGCTAAACAAATTATTAATAATACGTCTTTCATATTATCTTCTCCTTTTCATTACAGATTTTGTTACATTTACTTTTATTGGTGTTTGTGTATCTCTATATCCTAAATCTTCTAACTCTGTTGGAGTATATGTTCCTTTTGGTAAAGTTTTAGGCATTACCATTGGAGCTTGATACATTGTACAGAAATATCTTAGAGCATCTGGAATATGTGTTAGTTCGTGCGGTTCATTTGCTACATCATTTGGATTTTTCTCATCAAATTGTAATGCTGGTAAAGTCCTTATAAGATTTACACAATTACTGAATATGTGCAATCTGCTTGTTTTTTGTCCTTGTTCATCTTCTATAACCTTTAACCATTCATGTACGGCTAACCATCCAGTTACTCTGTTATTATCTGCCTTAGTTAAGTATTGTCCACTTTCTGCAAATATATCTGCTGTGCTTTTTCCTGTATCTCTATTTCTATTCCATAAATCAGGTGGAGCATAATCTATTGATATTTTCTCATTTGTCATTTCATTTATTTTTCTTCCTGCTTCTGATACAATTAAATTGCTTTCGTATAATTCTTTATATATGTAAATGTTCATTCTATAATCCATAGCAATCCATATAACCGCACACATATCAAGTCCATAATCTCTTGCTCTATATATTCTCCAATCTTTTGGTATTTGAAATGGACTACAAACATGAATATTTCTATCAAATTCTGTAAAGAACTGTCCGTCAAATATATCCCAATCTCCATATTTTAATGCTTTACGTTCTTTTTCAGGAAGTGCATCAAGTCTTCTTACATAATCAGGATCGTTTTGTAATAAGAATATATTATCTTGTACTAGACTAGGAATGAATATTATTGTTGTTTTTTCTCCAGTTTCAAGTGTTACTTCATGTACTACATTAGGTTCTCCAATATCTATAAATCTCGCTTTTACCCAACTATGTCCAACTCCTCCAGGATTAGTAGAACTTTTTATTCCTTTAGGATAAGGATTAGCTCCACGACATCTTGAAATCATATATACATACATATACTCTGTAAAATGAGTTAATTCGTCGAAGCGGATTATATCGTACTCTGCTGATTGATATTGATATACGTCTGACTCTTTATCTATATATCCAAAATCTATAATGCTTCCATTCTTAAATCTCCACATGTGTTTACTTGAATTATATGTTGCAACTTCTTTAGGATAAAATTCTTGACTTACCCTTATAAGAGATTTCTCTAAGTCTGCAAAAGTCCTCCTAAATATAATTTGCTTAGACTTTGGATATTTTAATGCAAAGACAAGAGCATCTACAAGTTGTCCAAAACTTTTGCCGTCCTCCTGCTGCTCCTCCAAATAATGTTTCAAAGGCTGTAGAGTTCATAAAAGCATTTTGTTTTTCAGTAACATCTATATCCATTTGAAACTCCTTTCATTTTATGTAAAGAATTATTAGAATATTATCAAAAAAGTACGGCTTTAGACTTTCTAAATCTCTTTTTAAGGCTTTTTAATTTTTGCCTAATATATTATCATTCTTGCTTTTTAACATAATTGTTACCATAATGTCTTAAAATGTACTATTTTTTTACGTTTATATTTACTTCAAAAGGTTTGTCAGAATTAATTTCTACTTTTTCTTTGAATATTCCAAAATACTTTCCTAACATATCTAATGCCTTATCTTTACTTGCTATCTTTACTTTCTTTGTATATCCTATTTGCTCTCTATCTTCTCCATATCCATCAAATTCCTCTGTTGTTTCAATTCCTGCAACTATTGCTGCAGCATCATCATCTAAATCCTGGATATTCTTTAATCCTCCGTTTTCATTATAAAGTTTTCTAATATCTCCAAAAGCTATTCTTGCTATTTGATTTATGACTTGTTCTTTTGTTACGTTTATTTTTTCTTTCATTTCTTCTTTTTGTTCTTGAATATATCTCTGAACATTAACATTTCCTAACATTCTGCAACCTGCTGCACTTGCAGCTTCATCTGTTTTACATTTAGGATATGCAGCTCTATACGCCCTTGTTGCATTAAAATCTAATATATATTCATCACAAAATCTTTTTTGAGCTTCTGTCATATTTACCACCTTGCCTTTTAAATTAAATAGTTATTGCTAGGTTATAACTAATACAAAAATAATACAAAACTTGTTAATTGACACATTTTTAATCAATAATGATAATACTAATATAATAAAAATATATATTAATGTTGCCTAGCACTTTAATATCGCTTATAAATATTTAATAAATTTATTGTATGATGTTGCTACTTGATGTTCTATAATACATCCTCTTGCAGTATTCCATCCTGGCATAAATACAACTCCATCTGCTTGTCCTAGCAATTCTATTGACTTACTTAAATAATATATTGCTTCATTTACTCCTTTTGGAACTGTATCAAATACTGTATCTATTACTACATGTCCTTCCGCTTCTAATTGTTCTACTACTGCTGCTCGTTCTTGTTTTATCTGCTCATTAGTCTTTCCTCTCATAGGTTGACTTATCATTATTTTCATTGTTATTCTCCTTTTTATATGGTTCAACTACTTCATTTATAAAATCATTTATACTTGAAACTAAATCACATACCATTTCTTCATTAAAGTTTGGCACGTTATATAATCCATAATTAAATATATAGCAATGAGTTAGTTCATGCTTTAATGTTTTAATTTGTTGTTCTCGACTCATTTCTTTATTAATCCATATTTCATGCGTAGGATATTTTGTAACTCCAAACGCAAAATAGTAATCATCTCTATCTGAATGAGAATTTAACTCTTCTAATAATGTTTTACTATCTTTATTTAATATCTTCCATGTATCATTGTTTATTTTAAATTCCATAATACCTCCATATATAAACACTATGTAATGATATAAAGGATAACTTATGTCGCTAACATAAGCTTTATGTACTCATCTCCGTCAAACTATATTGTTTCAGGTACATTAACAATATAATCAACCTTATCAACAGCTTCTTTTATATATCACTACATACTATTTATAAAAATACAAGCAGGAATGGGAACTCCTGCTGTATAAAATAAAGGGCTTTTTTATAATAGAATTTGGCATAAGCCAAAAATTAATAACATATTAAAGAACTTGTGCTAGGAAAGTTCTTGTAACAAATATATATAAAAATAGCTTTTAAAGGAAATCTTTTGACATTTTAGTATTTATTAGCACTCTTTATAGGAGTTATATATAATAATTGCCTAGCCAATTACTAGCAAAAAAATAGAAGTCGCAGCAATAGCGACTTCAATAACGACTTCAAACAATATTAAGCAATTTACTGCTTCATTGCTACTGTATTTAATATACCATAAAAAAGTACATAAATTTTCCCTAATTTTTCTGCAATTTAAGACAATAAAAAAAGAGAAATATTATATTTCCCCTATTTCTTTTGCTAATAAATATAAACTTTTATTATAAACATGATAATATGTATTTTTGTTTATTTGCTTAACAGATTCGCAATATAGCCAATTATAATGTTTTTTGAATATATAATCATATACTTCTTTTTCAAAAGTATCTAACTGATTATATGCGTTTTCAACACAATTCAACTTATGCTCAATGAATAATAATCTTCTTGTATTTTCGTTGTTTTCCTGGAGTTGCTTGAACAATTTTAAATTATAATCATATTGTTCTATCTCTGTAAGCATTTTCTCTTTAAGATCTTTATGTAATTTATATTTCATATTATCATCACTCCCTTGCTGGTAATAAATCTGTTTCTCCTATAATGTCAAATTCATTTCTTTTGCAAAAAATATATGCTGTTCCTTTCTGTGGTATAGGAACTCCTACCATAATTCTTTCTCCTTTAATTTCATCTATAAATCCAAATGATCCACACCATTTATGGCTTTCATTAAATTGTACTACTTTTTGTTTCATTTAATCTTCAACCCTTTCTATATCTATTAAATCTTGTTTCATTATACTTCTTCTTATGTGATATTTGTCATAAAATTGTATGTAATTACTATATTCTTTTATAAAAGTACCTTCTCTTGATTTTCTCATTCTTTTACTTGTATTGTATGCTGCTTCAACATAATAAACAATTATTTTAGTTCCTTCCTTCATTTTCAATCCTCCTAGGTACGCCATAATTCTTAGTAGATAGCCAACTTTTAAATCTATTACATTCTTCTTTTGTATCTACTTCTTTACATAAATATCTTTTAGAACATTTTTGACACAGATTTGTCATCATAATTCCTCCATTCTGGTAATGTCATCTTTGGTACTGTTGTATTTCTTATATACCACTCTAATTGACTTCTTAAACTTTCTATTTCTTTTCTATAAAACGTATCAACTCTAGCATTTAACCTTTGTTCTATAATCTCTAATGGCTCATTTGGATTTATATCAAGTCTTTCAAATTGTTTTTTTTCTAATAATTGTTTTTCTTTTTCATCTCTTTCTTGTGCTTCAAAATCAAATGTAGTTAATTCTAATACTATTCCATATTCTCCAATAGGTGGTGTTTGATATATTACTTTAACATATTTATCAATCATTTATTTTCCTTTCTTAACTTATTAACTGCTTTTACTAATTCATTGATTTTATCTCTTAATACACTAGGAGTATGTATGTCTAATCCCTTTAATTCTTCTATCTCTTCTGTATTATCTTCTAATATTTCAACTTTTGCCTCTAATAATTCCGTTATATGATGACATTCCATAATATTAAATAATAATGTTTGTCCACACCACTTTGTTTTTTCATCATCATAAGATATATAATCTTTTTCTCCTTTGTAAAATTTATATATCCTGTTTAGATATTTTACTTTTTTAGGAACTTCCTCTTCATTTGCTATTTTATTTAATAAATCTATAATCTTTATCTTTTTATTCATATCAAACCTCCGAATAAATCATTAAATTTTTTAATAGTTTCTAATTGCTCTTTTTCTTCACTTGTCATTCTTTTTATTTTCTCAT